AAACAGTTAAGGCTATCATAATAGCAACTGCAAACATTAAAACTGATAAAATAATAATTAGTGTGTCCATAAGTGTTACCAACCTCTGTCGGTCAAGTTATATAAATTAATAATAGTTTTTGCAAGTTTCCAATCTTTCTTTTCTACCGCCTCCTTGTAATCGATTAATAAATCAGCAGCTAAATTATCTAGTATGTCTTGTCTTTCTGACCTTTTCATAAGTATCGTAATTTTTTTATTAATATTCAAGCAATATATTTCCTATTAATATACAAAAATTCACTTAATTGGCAACTTATTTCCTCTTATCTTTTTGAATCCACTCTAAATCTTTCATAAAGTCCCTCATCTCTAGTCGCATTGATTTGACTTCATCTTCTAAGGCTCTTTGGTTCTTCCAAGTGTACTCCTTTTGATTGTACTTTAACTTAGACACCTCTTCCTCTGCAATAGTAAGCCTATTAGAAAGCGTATAATACGAACCTATAATAGAAGCAAACATTACCAATAAGCTAACTATCTGCGTTACACTAATACTTACATCAGCTTTTCCATCACCATCAAGGTCAATTTTTGCCATATTATTTAAGTTTTTTGCTTATTTGTATTACTGTATATACTATTGCTAGCAGTAAAGACACACTCTGTAAATAAGGGTTGACTTCTGTTATTGATATTGCTAAAGCACCTAAGTTAAAAAAGTATATCTTCAAATCTTCCATTATTTAAGCATTTTCGTTTGCAAACGCCATATAGATAAAAGTACCACCTGATGATATATTAGCATTACTATTAGTAAAATAAAATCCGTCTGTATCAAAATTTACTTCATAATTACTATCTGTATACCACGTGTCTTGACCTGCATTTCCTTGTCCAGGTTGTTCTGTATATGTTGTAGCACCTCTTTTGTAATCGTAAATATGCCAACGATAACCAGAATCAATTCTTCTAACTAATAGCCATCCTGGCTGAAACCCTGTAACAACTTTATTTCCTGAACCAGAAGCATTTGTGTAAGAACCAATTTTACTTATTCCTGAAACTGAATGGAAACAATAAGCTGCATAATCATAAAAAGAACCATATAATGGGGTATTTACAGAACCATCATTACCAACTGTAAAAACAGTATTTGTAGGTGTGGTATTGTTCCAAATTGAACTATTTACGGCTGCAGCACCTGATGTACTTATAGGAAGGTTTTTAGTATTTCCAAGACTAACGTGATATCCTGCCCAACCAAAAGATTGGTTTCTACATTTTAACATAATAAATTCTGGTGCTTGTGAAAGTCCGTGACCTATTGTGATTCCAGACGTACCATTTCCTATATAATTTACAATAGAAAAACCACCATCTACATTAGCAGAAACCTTAGATGTTCTTGTTCCGTTTGTGTTTGTAACAGGGAAACCACCACCCTTTAAATACCATCCTGCCTTAGTAGAACTATATGTCCCGCTTGTAAATTGGGATGTTGGCCCACTTCCGAATTCAGTATAACTACCATCTAATCTAAATCTACCTCCGTTGTAATTATAATTTTGAGTAGTTGTAGTACCCCTTACTATGTCATAAATTTGTGCTTCGTCATAAAAGCTAGAATTAGTTTGCCATACAAAATCAGCAGTAATATTTAAATCTGCAGTTTCATTATACAACATATCAAACAAGACGTTTTCCGCTGCACCTCCAGTACTTATTAATCTTTTATTTGTACTCATTAGTCAAGGTTTGGTAAAGAATAAGAAACTACCGCCTTCTTTGTTGTAAGTGCGTTAATCTCTGTTTCTTTGTCGTTTGCTGAATTTCTTAAATCTGCTCTTTCATATTTTATCGAATCAGGTGTTACTACCCCTGTTTCAGCTTCTCTGACAACATACCAATCTGTTTCTGCTAATTTTTTATTGTATAGATATTTTAAGTTTGCAATCTTTTGCTCTTTGAGTTCAGCTACTGTTTGTGACCAAGTTCTATCAATTACGGGATATGTAAAATTAGTACCATCCCATTTAATATTACCCAGTTCTTGTATAGCAGAATCGTAATCAGGTGTTACAACAGGATAGAATCCAAATGCTTCTCCATCTGTAATGTTTAAGTGTGTTCCGTTTGCATCACTCCAAACCTTTGGCAGTTTAGAATATGTCTTTATCGTTCCGTTTAAATCTATTGCTATCATACTGCTTCTTGAGATATTGATGCCCACTGTTCTGTTGCACCGTTGGTTGCTACTATTTGAATTAAATTACTAACTGTTCCGTCATATTCCCCTGCAAGTATTTTTACAGAAGTAGGAAGTGTTAGAGTAAAGTTCCCTGTTATTACTAAGTCCTTAACCATACCTGTAGATACATTTGAAAAGGTTAAAGTAGTGTTTGCTGCTAGTGTCTTAGTAAACACCTGTGCTGAAGAAAAATCTACGTCATCTGCTGACATAGCAGAAGCGGTTGTAAATTCATCTCCTAATTTCGCATAAGTGATAGAATCATCTGCCACCCCTGCACCGTCATATAATTCGGTAAAGTTATCGTTTGACTTATCGAACGCGGTTCTTAGCGGGTCACCTGTTTTATCGTCAGGATAAGTTCCGATGTTAATTGTTTGTTTTGCCATATCTTAAAATTGTGTTGCGTCTGCTTTATATGTTGTTGTATCTGATGTTATATCCGTTGTATCTGCTCTCAAGAATGAAGCATCTGCATCAAATGGATATATAGAACCCCATCCGTTTGCTGAACCTACATCTTCGTTAGTGTTTCCCCACCACGATACTGCATATATTGCTCCAAAACTCATTTACTTTTATTTATATTATTACAATTAATTTTTTGTGTTTTTGTTATATAAGCTAAATACTGTTTTAACTTATTCACATTATCCTGTTTTGGTTTGTATTTCATAAAACCCATCCCTCGAAACTTGCGTCTTTATCAGGATATACATCATCATTACTATTTGTATAGTATTCAGGGAATTTAGAACTCGCCTCAAAACTCATATAGTTAATGAATCTATCTGTGTAGTATTGTGCTACGTTTCTTTCTTTTTCTATCAAGAAATCTATTTCGTTCTTTTCTACGTTTGTAGCATTCTCTGAACTATGCTTAAATACGCCTTTATTAGCGATTGTATAAGCTGCAAAGGGTAAGTACTCAACTAATGCCCAATGTATCAACATAGGCTTTATATGGTCGTTTACAAGGTTTAAATAATCTCCCGCTAAACTACTTGCTACTATATCCGCTTGAATCTTGTTATAAAGGTCAGTTCCTAAATAGTTTTGGATATGGATGTCTTGTGCTATTTTTATGTATTGTAAGAATTTGTCAGTATCTACGTTTCCGTTCAAAGAACTAAACTTTACTAAATCTTTTCTCGTTATGAATAGTGCTTCTGCCATATCTTACTTATTTACAAATCCTTTATTAGGCATATCTTTTGGTTTAGTAGAAACTAAATTAGGTTCTTCACTATTGCTTGGTGCTTTAATGCCTTCTTTTTCTCTTTCACTCTTATATACAGGTTTAGTTTTAGGACTATTAACGTCTGGCTTAACACCTTCCTTTGCCATATATGTTTTTCTTAACCAAAAATGATGACAAGCACCTCCACCTTTATATAACCATATATCGTATGTGTCAGCACCGTTCAATCCCCATCCTGCATTTACCGCTTTTGTACTCATTTGTTGAATATCCTCTTTGCGATATATCTTTTTAGCAGCTACCATTTTCTTACAAAACTCTCTTGAATTATTACTTACTGCTAAAGGTGCATATTGATAGCGAACAATAAATTTCTTTTGGGATTCAGTTTCTCCATCTAAATCACTTGTTGCGTTAGGTCTTGCAGTTCCTGTAGAAGCCAATCCAATCATTTTATCCAATGCTTCTTCTTGGTCGTAGTCTACTTCTCTTTCATCTACTAATACCCAATTCTCTAAATCTTCTTCTTCTCCAAATTCGTCAAGCAAGTCAAACATCTTGTCATCATCAAACTGTGCGCTTAGTTTAACTCCTGTTTCTTCTTCTCTTGCTTCGTCTGTTATTGCGTTGTCTGTTTCTATAAACGCTAAAGGTTGTAAAGTTTTAAAGTAAAGTTTTAAGCTAATGCCATTAACCGCTAAAATATCATCCATACAGTCCGTTAAAAGGTCTTGGTATGGTTTTATAGTAATATTGTCAAAAAGTAACGCAGCGGTCTTTATTTCGTCTGCATTAGAGCCTAATCCGTTGTTTTCTGTTCTAATTCCTAAAAGTAATGGACTTGTTACTCTATGTGCTACAATTAACTTAGCTGAACACTCGTTTGATAAATATTCGTAGTGTTGAGGTGCATCGTTTAAAGGTATATCGTCAACCGTTGTCTTGCTTTCTGCATTGTTGTTGAATGCTATGATTACTTTTTCGCCTCTTGCTCCTGTGAGTTTACGCATTACATCAGATTTAATCTGCATTTGCTTTTCTCTATCAGGAACACCGTTATTAAAGTTTACTACCTTCGTGCCACTAAATCCGTTTTGTACATCGTTAATTAAGTAGTCAGCTACTTCACTTTCTAATTCAGCATAAGCTAATCCACCTTGATAATCTACAGGACAGTAGTAATCATACCCTGAAACGTATTTCTTTACAACTTTAATTTCGGGTTCGTTACCGTTACCATAACCAAATGCTGCTATTCGTTGAGGTTTGTCACTACGTTTTACTTCTTTCCAATTAGGATGGTAGTAGTATGCTTCTATTTTTCCATCATCGTTGCACTTCTCCGCTCTTAACGTTTGTCTTGGAAAGTGTTCTGCTTTTTTAACTTCGCCTTTTTGGTAAAGGACTTGAAAAGAACCTTCTCCTAGTAGTTTTAAGTCTAATACTACTTTTCTAAGACACGAATCCGAAACAATAGAACGCATTGCAGCGTACTCATTTGGTTTTTTATTACTATCTAAAGCATCTAAACCTTTACCGTAAATCATATTACTAATACCATTTATAATTGAATGGTTAGTAGTTGAATTGGTATAAAGGTCTATTAGGTAAGAATAGTAATCATTGTCATCTCCATACTCTACCCAATCACGATTCTTGTCCTCGCTTATTTTAGGTCTATTGTAGGAAGCTAAATTAACTATGTGTAGATTATCCATTATAAGGTAATAAATTCGTTATCTGTATCATTTGAAATAAAAGCACCACTATTGATAGTGTAGTCTGTCAAGTCAGCTTGATTGGTGCAAAAGATTTTATCCTTATAAATCACTTCTAAGCCATCTTTAATAGTAAGGGTATATGTTATATCCTGCTTTACGGGAAACACCGCTGAATAGGTGTTAAAATAAAGATTTTCGCCTATTGCAGTTGTATCTTCATTGTACACCTCTTTGTTTGTAGTTTCATTTACTATTGTAACGTTGTAACTATCTCCACTTGTAAACTTTCGTGGAATCAAATTAATAGTTTGTGCTGATGCACTTTCTTCTAATACAATCATATTTATACAATAAAACTTTTTGTATTTTGTTATTTATAAAGCAAAAAAAAGAGGGCATAAAGCCCCCTAATTTATCAAATTAAACTCGGTTTAAGAGTTTGTTCCCTCTGTAATAGTTACAGTTCCTGTTAATCCTGCCATACCCGCAAATGGGTTTGCTGCTGTTGGTGCTGATACAAAGTTAGCAGGTTTCAATTCAGATGCTGAAAGTGTTAAGGTATATCCTGAAAGGTCTCCCATTGCTGCTCCTGTACTTATGCTTCCCCCTGTTACTTCCGCTCCGTGTTCAAGACCCATAATGAATACATTTCCGTTGTAATCTTCAACTGCTACGTGAGGTCTACCAAATGCTAATAGCTTTAATTCTTTGTTATCTTCCTTAGACAATTTTTTTAGTGTAAGGTTTAAAGTTTGCTCAAAGAAAGTCGTTCCGTTTTCTCTTGAAGAAGTAATAGCTTGTTCAAAGCTGCTATTCCCCTTTAGTTCATATTTGTATGCGGTAAGGTCATTAGAACTATCTCCTGTCATATCAGTAATTTCGTCATCTGTTTGTGCCACCGTACCGTAATCTCCAAAATCGGAAAAGTAGACAGTTTTCAGACCACCAACTACATCTTTGCAGGGTTCTTTTCTACCACGTGTTATAAATTCACAAGCCATATTTTATAAATTAAAAAAGGGTGAGCAGGACTAACCTTACCCACCCTCTTAAGTTAGTTAATTTTTTTCTTAGTCGTTAGCAGAGTTAGTGATACCGTAAGTTACGATGTCATCAACAATACCATACTGTACACCTGCAGTAAATCTCATTACGACTCTTACGTTTTGAGAACCATCGATGTCAGCCATATCAATTACTTTTACTTCGTTGTGGTCAGAAAGTAATCCTGTACCGAAGTAGATGTTAGATTTTTCAGCAGCAACAGCTTGGTTTGAACCTAGTCCGTTTGCAACAAAGATTTTGATACCATCAAAGGTCAACGCTCCGTTGTTGAACCATTGAGTTCCCATTGCGTTTGTACCCGCTGCACCTACTCCGTCTGCTGCAAATCCTCCTAGTGCTCTTACATACGCTCTTGCAACATTTTGAGAAACATAGATGTTTAAATCTTCACTTCCGTAAAGAGTAGAAGGAACTGCATCAGCAATTTTCCCTAACTCTGTAATTACGTTTGAAGATGTTACAGTAGTTCCTGCAACTTCGTTTCCTGTTGGTAGGTTAGCATCCGCAGTAAGTAAAGTCATAAGACCGTTAAATTGTCCGCTTGTAGCTGTATCGCCTCCCCAAATAGATTGCTCTGTTCTCTGTGCTACTTTAGCAGCTACGTGAGAAATTAAGAAATCACTAAAAGAAGATGGTAGGCTATCGTGTGCTGAATACCCCATTGAGATAGCTTCCCAATCATCTTGGAAATCACTTTTACAAAGTTGTAAGTTCACTTGCTGATATTCAGGCTGCAATACTCTCTCGTCAAGTGTAAGAGTTGATGTAGCTGTGAAATCACAAGAAGCATCTTTTACGATGTCATCAGTTGAGACAGTTTTAATTACCTCTTTAAATTTTACGTTAGGCTTAACTGTAATCCCTCCGTTTTCGATTGTGTTAGCACTTAATAGAGCAGCAGAAATATATTGTCCTGCAAACTCTCCTGCATAAGAGCTAGTAACGCTAGTTGTTGTTGGCATTTTTTAATTATTTATTAGTTTATTTTTTAATGTTTGCAATTCTTTGCATCACTTTATCCGCAGTTGTCATTGGTCTTTTTTGTGCGAATAGGTTTAAGTTTTTCTTAGTTTCAGCTTCGGGATTATGTGTCACTTTAGCAACAGGCTCTTCTGTGCTTAGTTCAACTTCCTCTACTTCTTCGCTAAGTTCTTCCTTAGTTTCTTCAGGTGCTTCCTCACTCATTTCTTCTTTAGGCTCAATCATAGACTTGATTTCATCAATCATTGCTTTGACCTCTGCTAAATCTTGTTTAGTTGCATATCCCATTTCTTCTTCTTCAGCAGCTTCTACTTCTTCGGATGCTTCTTCCTCAACTTCTTCTGCTGCTCCAATAGATGCAATAATACCTTCTTCCTCTACTTTAAGGATTTCTCCATCTTCAAGATTGTACTCGCCTACTGGTAATGCTACCTTTTCATCTTCTGTTACGATAAAAACTTCACTTCCTGCAGCGAAATTTTCACTTTCAATAACAGTTCCGTTTTCCAAAGTAGCTTGTGCTAATTTTACTTCTTGGGTTTCTTCATTTAGTTCCACTCCAAGAACTTCTTTTACTTTG